ATGAATCAGAGATATTCCTACATTTTATCTACTTTCAACGGTATGTTAAATAGTCAAGTAATTACAGCATTATGGGATTTTTATAATTATTTACTTAAATTTAGACATGACTTGATAGTTTCACATTATTTAAATACATATTTAAATATACCATTTAGAGATGAGGTAAATGTTGGAGCTTTCTTTTCTCAAAATAATATAAATATAACCGGTTTAACAAATGATCAATTACTAAAAACTCCGGATGTGTTATTCAATGAAGGTAATTCAATAATTGTTTGTGAAGTGTCTGTTTCATCTTTTAGTGGTAAATACGCAGAAAAATATGCCAAGTATGCATATTTAAGAGAACATTTAATTTTATTAAATATACCAGTTGTGTATCATGTCTTAATTGTTAATCCAAATAGTTTAGAAGTAACTATTAATAATTTACAAACTAACAATTTATTTGAAGTATTAAATGTTGATACTATGATGAATTATGTGAATCATATGAATGTGATGATACAAACATTGGTTAATCAATCGGTATTAACATTACAGTTAACAGAAATGATTAGTAATGAAAAGAAATTTAAATCATATAAAGGTATCACAAATTTTAATTTTACATTTAGTGAATCGGATGTTAATTTATTAAAAACAAAATATTCATCTTATCTTAAAAATACCAAATCTGAAGATGAAGTAATTATTCAACAAGTGATGAATTATTTGAAGGTAAATGTCCATAATCTATCTAAATTTCAACCTCCTAGTCTAAATCCTACTAATATATTTAATTATCTAAGCAATTTTGATAATATGAATGCTGTAAGAACAAAAGTTAAACCAAGTTTCTTTGTACCATATACTGAAAAAAGTTTTGTAAATAATGATTTAAGAAGTTTATTGACTGCAGTTCCTATGAATTCATGGATATTTGCAGTTATGTCTGAATTAGTTCAAACACCTTTAAGAACCCATAAATTAAGAGAAAATGTAAAATATGAATATGTTTCTGAAAATATTAATTATATGGGTGATTCTTTATATAAGTGTTATATGTTAAAAAACAATCAAGAATTTAAAACTATTATGTCAGCTTCTGAAAAAAGGAAAAATGATTATAATTGTTTGAGTGTAAGAGGTGATACGAAAGCTATGCAAAGATTTTTAAATTTGTTATGGCGAGATAGTGATACAGCATTTAATATGGATTTTATAAATTATATGAGTCGAGAAAATAACTATGATAATCCTGATGTCATAAAAGTTCGTAATAAATATATTTCAAGTTTTAATAAAACAAATGATACATTTTCAACTAAAAGGTTTTTACATTATTTTCATCATAACACTGCAATTTTCAATAACTTGATGCATCTAGGTTCTAGATCAGCAAAATATTCTTGTTTAAGTATAAAACAAGTTTCAGATAAATATTTAATAATTAAAATAGGTGGTCCTTCAATAGCAGTAAGAGAAAATAATTGCAGATTTATCATTATATCAAGAACTACAAATGAAATGGATATTAAAGATCAAGGCTTATTATTTCCAATTATGTATATTAATGAGTATTGGACTATATCAAAAATAATTACTCTAAATGCAAAGAAAATTCATTATTGTATTCAATCATTATATATATCATTGTCATTAATACATCCTATATATACTAGATCATTAAAGGATTCAAGTTATAAAGAAGATTATTTAAAATCACATATACTGATACCTGCTTTAATTTCATTAAATAATAAAAAGAGATTGTCTATATTAACTGGTGATGTTAGGTATTTTTATATGTCATTAAGTGCTGATATTAGTGATTTACAAAATTTGATTAAAGAAAAGCTGCCAATACATGCTAAAACATTATTTGATGTATATGTGCAGCAATTAATTTTACAAGGATTACGGAAAAATGTTTCTGTTATTAAAGAAGCTGGACTAAATAATTTCATTATACCAAAAAATATGAGTTTTGATCAATCTGGAGTTAGAATACCTAGTAGTAGAGGAGGTGATGTTTTAATACATTCATTATATGGCCCTTATTATTTAAAAGATTTTGACTCATTTTTAGATGAATGTTATTTTGGGCACTTTGTTGATAAAGATGGTTGTAATGATTATCATGCTAAAATTCAAGGTTTAAACACAGTTGTTGAGTACCAAATGTTGTCAAATCAAATTTCATTAGAAGATAAGCAGAAAATAAATGACTCTTTTGATGATATCATAAATCATTTAGAAGATAATAATTTGGGAATGTATTTCAGTTCAGTGTTTCTACGTAAAGCAATTCAATTAACAGTATCAGAATTACAAGTGGATAATATAAACAATGGTATTGCAAGTCATGCTTGGGAGAAACCTTATATTTCAATTACAACAACGACTGGTATAGTGGATGAACGATCAGAAGATGAATCGAAAACAAAAGTACACACAAAATTTATAAATAAAGCTATTCAAGACATTAATTCTAATAAACATTTAAATAATTTATTTGAGCAATGTATAGAAAGTATACAAATTTGTCGAAGTATTGGTAATTATTTTCACATTTCTCCTAAAATACAATTTTTAGGTGCAAGAGAAATATATTCACAGGATTTCGATACTAAATTTGGTAATTATTTTATAGAAAATGTTATGAGGACTATAAATGAACAACTGCCATATGAAGCCATAACTATTAGAGGACAACGTAAAGATTTAGATTTACAAACCATTGTTAATGATGTTAGTAAATATGCTTATTTTAATAATAAAGAAATGTTTTATATAAATGCGGATGCTAGTAAATGGTCAGCTCAAGATTTTACATACATGTATAAACACATTTTTGCAGAATTATTTAGGTATACTAATAATAATGTATTTTTGTATTGTATAGATCAAGTTAATAATATGGTTAATAAAAAATTACAAGTGCCTAATATAATCAAACATAATATAAATAAGATGCCAGTTATCAATAATGATAAGATACAATATATACAGAGTCACATGCAGAATGGATGTTTAAATATAGATACAAACTGGTTTCAAGGAATGTGGAATAATTTAAGCTCATTTAAACATGTTTGTAAATTAAAATTAGCAAAATATTTATACAAAGAAATATTTAAAACTAATATATTAGTAGTACATAGAGAACATTCTGATGATGAATTTGTATGTGTAGCAAGTACAAAACAAGAATTTAATAATTTTTATATATGCTGGAGATTATCATCACATTTCTTAAACATTTTAATCAATAATAAAAAGACTAATATTCATCGCAGTATTAGTGAATTTGTTTCAGTATTTGGATTAAATGGTTCATTCAAGCAACCTTTAATTAAATTTATAAAATTGACACATTTAACTGTTGCAGGTCAAGGTAGAGAATTTGATATAATAAATTCTATGTCAAAAATTATGGATGTTACTAAAAGGGGCTTAGATTTATGTTCTGCTTATTGGCTACAAAGGTTAATGAATTGGATGATAAATTTGTATTATTCTAGTAGTTTTCGATATAATAATTTTGAATATCATCCTCAATCTAATTGTGTTTTAAATATTCGTAGTGTACATGAATATGAAGTTCCTGTAGCTGCTGGTGGTTATTTTGATGTTGACCCTTTGCATTTATGTATGTTAGGTCCTAATGTAAATAATTATAGATTATGGTTTTATGGTACTCCTATGTCAAAAATATTATTGATTAATTTATCTCTATATTCAGGTTTTTTTCAGAATGATTTAAGTGAAAACACAATTGAAGATTCAAAAACATTAATTGGTAATCCTAGATATCAAATTATGTTTGAATCAAAAACTAGTTTATTAGTCAATAAATATAAAATTGATACTAGATTGAGAAACACATTTATAGCTAAATATCCACAATATTCATTTATACAACCACAAGATTTCAAACTGCTACTAGCTAAAATGCAACTTGACTTATTAACAAGAGGTTATAAGATAGCTTATACAAATCAAAATAGTGCTTCTATGTACAGAAGAATTAGTAATACTGTTAATGGGAAAATTGTTTTTGATCCAACCATACCGATGGATAAATCAACTGTACAAATGAATGAATTATATAGTTTTATTGAAAAAAATAATACTTTTATGATTTCTCCACCAAATATATCAAATGAATATAAACCTATATTGTTGACTTATTTAGAATATTTAGAAAAATTATATTCGTATATTTCACCAGAAATAAATAATGATTTAGTTGTTGATGCAATAACTTTAGGAAATTCAAACTTCAAATTATTATATGACATCTTTCCGACTATATGGGATACTGAAAATGGTAATTCTGCTCAAATGATCACTAGAAATGTTTTATTAAAACCTAATAAATATACAACAATAAATAACCCTTTAAATGTTTTTTTAAGAACATATTTTTATGATGAGTTTAAAGATACTTCTAAAATTAACATAAAAGATATATCAACATTTTTATATGATAAGAAAATAATAGAACAATTAGTTCAAGGTTTGGATTTAAATAATGAATTGCATTTAATAAAAGCTTTAATGCTAATAGAAAGAATAAATGCAAAATCTATAAATATGATAGCACCTGATATTGGCTCTAGTTATGTTACAAGTATACATAAAAATGTTTTACAATATAATAGTTATCCAAATCAGACTGTATTATTTTTTGAGAAAAATATTATAACTGAATCAGAAGTTAAAATAATATTAACAAAAAATGTCAAATTATTAACTATGATAGTACGTGATTTAGAATTAATTGTATTATGGTTTTATAAAGTCTTGAAACAAGATATAAATCAAATTAAATTAATATTATCTAATATTTATTTCAAAGAAACTATAGACCCAAATTTGTTAAACGGTTTACAAATATTTACAACAACAAACTACTTAGAAATATTTAATTTGTTACAAGATTATAAAGTTAAAACAACTTATCTAATGTTATATGATTTAATTAATGGTAATATGTATATGAATCTATATTTAATTCAATATTTAAATGATAATTTACGGTTTTCCTTCAAAGTGATTGAACAACAAGTAAAAGTAGGGAATGAATGGATAGGAAATCTATTAATTTATTGTAAATTTAAACATGTATCTTTTATAATTAAAGGAACAGATAAAGATTATAAATTAATAGTACCTTTGTCTGGTTTGTCTTTATTACATGTTATTTATAGTATATTTTTAAAGTTAACTAATTTGATCAATATCTCATGGCAAGAAGTCATATCTTATAGTAAATCAATAAACTTTAATGATTGGTTGTCAACAGATAATATAGTTAAACCTAGAGTTTTATATACAAATGGCTCATTTACACCAGCTTATACAAAATCTAAATCTATATCTTATATTGATTTAGTAAATGTTGTTCAATTTGATCAAATAACTGATGTTAATATATTGTTAAATATGGCCAATGTTAAAGTGAATGAATTTTTTGAAATATTTGTTGATAATTATTGTATATTTAGACCAATATTAAAATTCCAAGAGTTTGATCTGAATAACTTCCAATATACAGAAGATATATTATTAGTAGGAGCTCCACTTAATAATAAAATGACCTTTTGGTTGAATACTTTAAATAACATAACAACTATTAATTTTATTTCTTGTGATATTGAAGACTTGAAAAATATGGATACGACTATCTTATTTGATAAATTATATAATGAACATAGAAATGACATACAAAAATCAATAAATTCTTTATTTAATTCATCTTCTTTAGATTATTCAAATGAAATGAAATTAGAAGATATGATTAATTATGCTTATGGATCTGTCACTAATGCTAGAGCACGAGGATTTAGACGTTATACTCAAAATGAATTCTTTGTTCCTGTTGAAACTACTCCTGTGTTAGTTGACTTATTTCCAGATCAAAATCAAGAAGTTAGATTTGACATGGAACTGAACCCATTTGATAATGTTGATACTCCAATAGTAAACTGGATAGATGATCCGATAGGTTCTGCTTTTGATCAGATAGCTAATTTATCTCTAGATTTAGATGAAGACAATTTTTTGCAAGATTATGAATCAGATTTTAATATTGTTGAAAGAAGTGATAATTCATCTGTAGAAGATCTATTAAATTTTGATAATATTATGAATAAGCCTACAAGTTTTACTCCTGATAAAATGGGTAAGTTCACAGACACCAAATTTTGGTTGTTTTTTAAACAATACGCAGCGACAGATGATTTATCTTATAATTTATTCAAGAATACATTATTAAGAGATTGCAAAGATTTAGGAACAACTTTCTTTAAACATACTAGAGACAAAGTTATTGAAATCACTTATAATTATATATCTAAACACTTTTCAGATTATACATTTAATAAAATAATCATATCAAGTATCATTTTATATTTAAATACAAAGTTTGAAAGCTCAATCAATAGCGATTTCGTAGAATACACTAAACTCATAGAATATTTGAATAAATAATAGGACACATGCAGCCTGTCAATGATGGATCGCCTGTTGCTGTAAACACAC